CAGTTTAGAGTGGGAGGGGTTTGTCCCCTCCCTTTTTTATTAAGCAGCGTTGAGAATGTTGTCAACGCGGAAGATGCGGTAGTACTGGTTAGACTTCGCAGCTGCCAGACCGTCTGCAGGAGCTTGACCTACAAATGGGTTGGATGCCATGCCATAACGAGTTTTGAACCCGATACGTGGCTGGAAGTCATTCTCGCCTACTGCACGTACCATTGTGAGCGGTACGTATGGGCAATAGAACAGACCTGCGTCATAAGGGTTAGTACCTTTATAACCTACAGTGATGTAATCAGCAGTTGCATATGGATCGATGTATACTTTCATACGACCGTTAAGTACACCAGCAAATGTGTTACCTGTGTCATCAATGTTCAGGTTTGTGGACAGAGCTGGAGTGTAGTCCAACATGCCAGAAGCTGCCAAAGCGGTTGCAACGTCAGAAGAACACATTACAAAGTTGCCTTTGCCTCTACGAGTTTCTTTTGCAATTACGTTAGCTTCGCGATCGAGCTGGACGCCCAAACCTTTGAACTTCTCTGCGGACCAACGACCATCTGCATCTGTTGCCAAGTCAAAGATACCACGTGTAGTAACATTTGAAGTAAGGGCACCAGTTTTAGCTTGGCTGTTGATTGTGCGGATAACTTCGCGGTTGATCTCTGCCAAGATTTCTGTTGACAGGATGTTTGCGAGCTCAGTTTCAGCGTCAAGACCATGAATTGCTTTCAAGTCTTGTGCCAACTCGAGTGTGTACTCTGCTTTCAGCGCACGTGACTTTGCAGTCACAGTTGCTTTTTCAATGGTGAAACCCATTTCAGCAAAGTCACCACCGGTGTTGCCCAGTGATTCAGCTTCTGCTGTTGTATACAGATCGGGCAAGCCTGGGCCTACGCGGTCGTTGTCAAGAGAGGAGTCACCGTTCGAATCGGTCAAACCTTCGAGACCTGAAGAACCACCTTGTGCTGTGTTGTTGGAGTCGCCGGAGAAACCTACAGCAGCTTCGTTGAACAGAGCTTCATCACCGGAAGATACACCAGCTTTAGTTGTTTTGTACTTGGACTTCATTGCGAAGATCAAGCCAGTTGGACCAGTCATTGGCTGAACACCAGCAACGTCATATGCCATCATGTTTGGCATAGCGCGACGTACGAGTGAGATCAAGATTGGGTTCCAGTTATCAGCTGCACCACCAGATGCGACTGTACCAGCGCCAGCAGCGTTAGCAGCTACTTCTTGCAAGTTTTGCTCGCGAAGAGCTTTTTCGGTATTCTCAAGAATAACGGCTGTAACAGCACGTCTTTGAGCATCTTTTACAGAGCCTGCAGTTTCTTCGTTAAGAACTGGAGCCCATTTTTCGACTAAACGATCATAAGATTCCATAATTGGATCTCCTTATTTGTGAGTTTTTCTAATGGCTTGAAGGTACTGTTCCATCATTGGCGATACTTCTTGTGCTTCTGGAGCATCAGATTCATCGTCTACAATGGACTCAGTGGTTTTCTTTGCAAAGTATGATTCTTTCAGTGTGTTAACCTTTTGTGCAAAGGCTTCTTCACTTTCAAAATCTACCGACTCTGCAAGTTTGGTTAGCTTTTCAACTTGAGTTTCAGCCAAGTCTCTTGCAGCTTCACGGATAACCGCTTTGCGCTTGTATACTTGTACTTCTTCTGCGAGTTGCATAGCTTTGGCTGTTGCTTCGTTGAACTGCTCTTCCAGTTCTTCATTAGCTGTTGCCAATTCGTCAACTAGGTCAATTTTAGACTCAGGGACTTCGATGTAAGATTCGGTGAAGACGTCTTTCAACTTCTCCATGAAACCTTCAGCGATTTCTGCACGAAGACCTGACTGAATAGCCATTTGATTGTCTTCCATCCATGATTCAACCACATAGTTGAGGTAGCTGTCGACTTTCTCGACGAGGCCGTTCTTTGTTGCTTCTACTTCTTCTGCCAATTGCTCAGCATACTCAGCTTCTAAACGATTAACCTCTTCGGCAATTTTCGACTTAACGGCAGCTTCAAAGATCACGGCTGTTTTAGCTTTGAACTCTTCGGAAAGAGTAGCTTCAGATTCGACCAGAGCATTCAAGTCTTCACTAAAATCTCCATCAATCTCTACAGACTCTGCTTTCATAGGCGCACCGTTAGGAGCAGCGGACATGCTGCCTTTGGTGAGCTTATCTGGATCGCCAGGCGTGAATGTGTCACGTGCTTGACCGTTAGATTTATCGCCTTTGCGTTTTGTTGCTGTTTTACCAGCTCCTTCAGCTTTTTTAGTAGCTGCAATGGATTGCGCTTCGGCATTTTTAGGATCGTGAGCTTCTTCGATTTCCTCGTCGAGCTCTACATCCTGGTCTTGTACTTGATCAGTCATGTTTGACTCCTTACAATTTTGATTTCATTAACGAGAGGAAATTCTTGAACTCACGGGTTTGGGTCTCATAGAGATCCGCCCGTGGAGCCGTCCTAATTTCAGTCTCCATTCTTTCAATTACTTGAGGTTCGATAACTCCATTGTTCCAAACCCAGTCTACACCTTCCATAATTCCATTAACAAAAGCTGTTGGTGCAGATGGATCTTGTACGATATCAACCGTATTCAACATAAAGTCATCTTTGACGTACATAACGCCGCTTCTTTCCTCAAGGCTACCCATACCACGAGTTGACACACCTAGTTGAACACCACCTTCTAGTAAACCTTTTACGATATTACCCATTGGAGTATTCAATACACGTGCCTTACCCACAACATCGTTACCTTCCCATTGAAGGGATTCGATGAGGTGGGATACTTTATCCAAGTTTACAGTGGGACCATCTGGATGGTTCAATTCACCAACTGCGCGCTTAGTATTAACTTGTTCTGTAACATATTTATGAACTGCTTGCTCCATCACCTTCTTGGGATAGATCCGACCGTTACGATTCCGAGCTTCAGATTGCATGAAGATGCCTTCAACGAAGTGGTCTTTCGTACCATCTTCTTTAGCCTCTACAAGCGACTCGATTCGCTGGTCTGTATATTCTGCTATCAGCTTCATATCATTTACCTTTTAACTGTTTGATAAACTGTACAGTCATTTTCTCAGCTTCGGACTGAGTTTTATAACTATCAAGTCTATCACCATCAATGTATACCGTGTACCCTGATACTTCTTTATGTATACTAACGGGTACACGGTCTATTTTTTTATTAAAGACTGGCTTGCCTGAAGGTTGTCTATTTAACTTTTCTTTTAGTTGTTTAAACGTCTTCATTTCAACACACTCTTTCCGTTGCGATTATTTATACAAATTTATTTCTTGAGAAATATAATTATGTTTCTTCATCGTCATCATCATCGTCGAGAGCGTTTTCCGCCGCTTCATCGTACTCTTCATCGCTGAAGTCGTCATCTTCGTCTTCGACATCATCATCTTGTTCTTCTTCTTCTTTTCCAAGATTGAAAATCTTGTTTGCCATCCGAATCTTTTCCTGCTCGAGAGAGTCGCTGACCTTATCCGCCATTACAGCATCAAAATAAGTCTTGCTTTTAGAAAAATCTTGGTTGGTAATATTATTAATCATATCTTCAATGTCAGGCATAATTTACTCCATTAATATTGGTTAGTAGGTTGTTGATATCCAGGTTGAACTGGGTCTTCTTCTTCTTGCGGTTGTTGCTGTTCAGGATCTTCCATTGGGTCTCTAACCTCCCCGCTGCTAATTTCCTTCTCCATCTGTTGCTTCATCTCTTCAATTTGGTCTTCATCGAAGAAAAGAACATTTTTCATTACCCATTCCTTAGAGAAATAATCTCCAACATACTGAGACATCTGATCGAGAGTTTGCAACCGATTGGTTAACAACTCTGCATCTCTTAGCTCAGTGAAGTGTGAGTCGCGAACGTAATCTACAACGATATCTTCTTTCCAGTCTTCCCAATCTTCTTCTGTAATAATTCCTTTGAGAAGCAATTGCTTCTTTAGAATGTTATAGAACAAGTGGTTGAATCTAGAACGTAATCTATCTATGAACTTTTGAAACTTTAATTCGTCTCTTGTAATCTCTGTTGAACGACCCAAAGAGAATTGAGATTCTTGCTCAAGTCTATTGATAGGAACATTCAGCGAGCGATATAGACGTTTTTGGAAATATACGATGTCATCGATTTGTCCGAGATTTTCGCCTCCAGGGAGAGTAGAGATCTCAGTGCCTCGGCCACCTTCGCGGCGGGGTAGCCAAAAGTCTTCAAGCATAGACATATGTTTGCGATCATCTCTAATAGCTCCTGTATTAGCATCATATACAAGTTTATTGCGATAACGAGCCATGATATTTTTCATGTACTCTTCTGACTTGCCTTTGGGTAAGTTACCTACATCGATATAAAAAATCCGGCGTTCAGGTGCACGGGCTAAACGATAGATGACTAGTGAATCTTCCATCATA